TTGCTCGCCAACGAGCAGGATCTGCTGGAAGCGCGTCGCAACGGCTTGAGCGAAGCGATGCTCGACCGTCTGGCGCTGACCCCGGCGCGTTTGAAAGGTATTGCCGACGACGTCCGTCAGGTGTGCAACCTCGCCGACCCGGTAGGGCAGGTGATTGACGGTGGGGTGCTCGACAGCGGGTTACGCCTTGAACGTCGTCGCGTGCCGCTTGGCGTCATTGGGGTGATTTACGAAGCGCGTCCAAACGTGACGGTGGATGTCGCCTCCCTGTGCCTGAAGACCGGTAACGCCGCGATCCTGCGTGGCGGGAAAGAGACCTGGCGCACCAACGCCGCGACGGTAAACGTCATCCAGCAGGCGCTGGAGGAGTGTGGTTTACCGGCGGGTGCCGTGCAGGCGATTGAAAGCCCCGACCGTGCTCTGGTTAACGAGATCCTGCGCATGGACAAATACATCGACATGCTCATCCCACGCGGCGGTGCGGGCCTGCACAAGCTGTGCCGCGAGCAATCTACCATTCCGGTGATCACCGGTGGTATTGGCGTATGCCATATCGTGGTGGATGACACCGCGGAGGTAGAACCTGCGCTGAAGATTATCGTCAACGCTAAAACCCAGCGTCCAAGCACCTGTAATACGGTAGAAACGCTTCTGGTGCATCAGGGCATCGCCAGTACCTTCCTGCCAGCGCTGAGCAAGCAGATGGCGGAAAGTGGCGTCACGCTGCATGCGGACGAGAAGGCTTTCGCCCTGCTGAAAGACGGTCCGGCGAAGGTCGTTCCGGTTAATGCGGAGCAGTACGACGATGAGTATTTGTCGCTGGATCTGAACGTGAAGGTAGTTGCGGATCTCGATGACGCTATTGCGCACATTCGTGAACACGGAACCCAGCATTCTGACGCGATCCTGACGCGCACCCTGCGCAATGCCGATCGGTTTGTGAATGAAGTGGATTCGTCTGCGGTTTACGTCAATGCCTCGACGCGCTTTACCGATGGCGGCCAGTTTGGTCTGGGCGCGGAGGTGGCGGTGAGCACACAGAAGCTGCACGCCCGTGGTCCGATGGGGCTGGAAGCACTGACCACCTACAAGTGGATCGGCTTTGGTGATGATACCATTCGTGCGTAAATAATCGCGGGTGATGCAAAAATAGCCGTTTGATTCAAAAGGGCATTGACGCATCACCCGGTTAGATCTACTCTTTTGCCCCGTGGTTACGCTCGTAACCGGCCTTTCAGGGCCGATATAGCTCAGTTGGTAGAGCAGCGCATTCGTAATGCGAAGGTCGTAGGTTCGACTCCTATTATCGGCACCATCCCCTAGTTTTCTCAAGTCAACTCACATCAATAAAATCCTTTTAAAACATAGGTTTTACGTTGTTTTCAGTCATTTGACGTCAACCTCTATCTATTGAAATCAACATGCCTTTGGGGGCACAATCAGGGGCATGTTCTGTTTGGTCTAGGAAATGTGCCCCCAATGATGCTGAATGCCCGAAAGGTTGAAGCCGCGAAAGGAAAAGAGAAGAGCTACAAGCTGTCTGATGGAGGTGGTCTGTATCTTCAAGTAGAACCCAATGGCTCACGTTACTGGCGTATGAAGTACCGTTTTGCTGGCAAAGAGAAGCGTTTATCTTTTGGTGTCTATCCAACGGTTTCTTTGGCTGATGCCAGGCAAAAGCGTGAAGACGCAAAGAAATTGCTCGCAGCCGGTAAAGACCCTGGTGAAGTGAAGAAAGCCAAAAAACATGCTTTAACCGCTGCTACAGAGATACTTAATCCATTCAAAGAAGTGGCCTTAGAGTGGCACAAAATGAAGTCACCTAAATGGTCTGAAGGCTACGCTTCAGACATCATTGAGGCATTTGAGAAAGACATCTTCCCGCAGATTGGCCATCGACCCATTGCTGATATTAAGCCCCTAGAGCTGCTTGAAGTTCTGAGATTAATAGAAGCCAGAGGAGCAATGGAAAAAGCGAAGAAAGTCCGTCAACGATGCGGTGAAGTATTCCGCTATGCCATCGTAACAGGTCGAGCGATCTACAACCCGGCACCGGATCTTGCCAGTGCAATGCAAGGGCACGAAGCAGTTCACTATCCATTCCTGAAAGCTAACGAGCTGCCGGAGTTCTTTACTGCTCTTAACGCTTATTCAGGAAGTCCGATTGTATTACTGGGTGCATATTTGCTCATCTTAACAGGTCTCAGAACTGGAGAGTTACGAGCAGCGGAATGGCGTGAGGTGGATTTTGAGAACGCACTGTGGGAAATCCCTAAAGAACGCATGAAAATGCGTAGGGCTCATATTGTACCGCTATCAAGCCAAGCATTAGCTCATCTCGGGCGATTGAAAGAACTGACAGGCAACTATCCGCTCATGTTTCCTGGACGCAACGATCCCAGTAAGTGCATGAGTGAAGCCAGCATCAACCAAGTTTTTAAACGTATTGGATATGCTGGTCGTGTGACGGGGCATGGTTTCAGGCATACGATGAGTACGATTCTACACGAGAAAGGTTTTAACAGTGCTTGGATTGAAACCCAGCTTGCACACTTGGATAAAAATTCTATTCGTGGGATTTACAACCATGCTCAATATTTAGAAGGGCGCAGGAATATGATGCAATGGTATGCGGATTTTATTGAGGGAATTAATCTTAATGGCAAATAAATCTACTCCTTTAAAATTATTTCGCACACATTATAAAGTGGCTGAAGTTGCTAAGATACTAAGTTGTGAAGAAGAAGATATTTTGTATCTGGCCGGGGAGAACGATTTTTTGTTCTCAGCCTATGTAGGCAGGGAGGGTAACTTCTCAAAGCACCGAGTAAGAAATATAAGTGAATTTATTAATCATATTGATTCATTGGATAAGGACGATGAGGGTTATAGTTATATTAGTCAATATAGCCTCATAAAAATATATGAAGTAAAAAATGATAAAAATTTAGTTATTGCACGTATCAAAGGTTATTTTAAATATCCGTCAAAAGTCCAAAAAGACTTTATCTTTTTTAGTGGTCAATTTCCAGATTACCCTTCACTTCTCGTTCCAGCTGGGAAAGTGTTTTCAAATGATGTTAAATTTATCCAGATGGACTGGAAAAATTCGGATGGCTTTTTTTTGGAGCATGATGGGTATCTTGAAAGCGAGGACGTTCGAAAGCTTCATAACATCATTAATAATGAGTCATCGTCTGCTGATGTATATAAAAACGCTATCAATTGCTCAACAAGAGCGACATGCAGCAAAAAGAAATCAAGTTTTGAGTGTGGCCATTTATCTTTATAAAGAAAATTCGAATGTTAAAAAAAGACAACGCTACAGTGTTAACAGAGCTTATCTTCACCCGAGCCGATGAATTTTGGCCTGATAAGAAAGAACCTCCGTTGTCTTTCGCAGTAATTAGTAAGTTGATTTCAAGTATTTTCAAAAAACCTGTTTTTACAAATAATTAACATTATTGGTGAGTAAGTTTTTTTACTTACTCGCCTTTTTTACATCCAAACCAAGTGCTTTAATCCTCTCCGTTGACACGAATTGATGAATTGAGAGGAACGAATCATGGCGCTCACTGATACTCGCCCTAGTGCAGACTCACTAATTGATATGAAGTATATCACCTCTGATTGCTTGTTTACTGATAAGTGGATTTATAAGCTGATCTCTCTTGGTAAATTCCCGAAGCCGATTAAGTTAGGACGTATGTCAAGGTGGCGTGCTGGTGATTATTATGCCTGGAGAGATAGTCACACATCTAATTAAAATTGTTAAGAATAGGACCAATATGACTAATATGACATCTATTAAACTCCCAATGGAGGGTAAATCCTTTTATCCTTCTCTTAAATGCGAACAAGTTACGGTATTAGATACTTATAAGGTCAGTATCTTCAATGAAGGATATGGTGATTCTGCATGTATAATAAGAATCATCGAGATCTTTACGTTAAATAAACTGCGTCATAAAGGAGAGGAATTACGTTCTTTAACAGGGCTAACAATCCCCGATACGGAAGCGACTGCCGATGAAATCAATCTCTTAATGAGTCGACTTGAGGTGCTATGTCAGCGTGAAGAAGAAGAGTTATCCTTCCGACAAAAGGATGTTAGCTCTGCCGAGTACGCATTAAAAAATGCAGGGTTGAATGTTAACTCCAGAACAGTTTCTGAAGTAAAAAACAAAAAATGCCGTGAAAGGGGCGCGTGATGCCTATGAACGACAGTACAATTCTGCATTTTTACGACAGAAAGAGCAGCAAACGCGGGTAAGTCTCTTCAGAGGATTCGGAAGTTTGTTACTTGAAGAGGCTGAACATATCGGGAAGAACATTAGTAAAAAATATCTTAACTCTTTTTCCAGACCGTTAACTTCTCCCGCTGAGTTTATTAACGTTTTAAACGATGCGACTTTAGTTCGGGATGTGAGATTTATCTTGGATGCTCTATGTGCACTGGATAATGCAGTTGAGCACATTCTTAAATGTTGTGCATACCCAAATGACCGTTACGAACTGGAAAGAGGTGGGATAAGTCGAACTATGGCCTATCGGGAGTACTATCGCGCTGAAAATGCCATTCTTCGCTCCGTAGTAAGCGATCGTGAATATGCAGAGCATGCTGTGAAATATAATCAGCTCTCTGAATACAAGAAAAAAATATTTCGTAAATAATAAAAGGATAAATCATGTACGCATTCAAAGCCGAAAGGCCGGACGCTGCACGCCGTTATCACAGTAAATTCGTATCTGGTACAAATTACCAGGAATCTTCAAATAGACGATTTTCATTAAGCAAACCAACTGAAAATATTTTGCGAAGCTCAATTCTTGAGTCTGGTTGGTTAATCAATAATATTACTTTGCGTGACGTTAATGCTATTTCAGGTAATGCCATTAATATTGGAGCCAGCGAGTTACATACAGGACGAGTTCACGGTGGCAGATTCCATAAGATGTTAGCGATAAATGGCACTGAATTTTTTCTGTCCGAAACTGACACATGTGCACGAATCAGCTATTTAGATATGTCACATATTTATCATACAGGTGCTCAGGGCGAATTTGATAAATCGGTCAGTGCGTTTTTTAGTCAGGCTTATGCACTTGATATGTTGCGGGTTGGTTTTAATGGAGAGTCAATTGCCGATACGACTGATCCAGAGATGAATAAAAAAGGTGAAGACGTAAATATCGGGTGGCATGCGCTGGCAAAAAACTATCAGGGTGGTCAACAAGTCTTAACTACTCCTGTAACCCTCGGTGAAACCGGGGAATGGAAGAATCTCGACCTGCTTGCTAATCACCTCATTACAGAGCTGATTGCCGAACCTTATCGTGAAGATCCACGCTTGGTGGTTCTCGTGGGTGCCGAGCTTGCTGCTAAACAGCGACTTAAGCTCTTCAACGCGGCTGATCGCCCGGCTGATGTGGATGCTGCGCAAATGGCAGTCAGTTCGGTTGGCGGACGGTTTGCTTTTATCCCGCCGTTCATGCCGGGAAAACGTCTTGCGGTCACTACGCTGGATAATCTGCACATTTATACCCAGTCCCGAACCCGATCATTCCGGGCTGAGTTTGATGATGAGAAAAGTGAATACGTTAATTCTTATCTTCGCAATGAAGGCTATGCGCTGGGGGAGCCTGAGCTTTATGCCGCTGTGGATGAGAGCGCTGTAACTTTCTCCGACTGATGCTGAAGAAATAAAAAGACCCGCTTATTAGCGGGTCTGTTTCACAGCGTAGGAAAAATGAAAAACTCAACTTCAAACTGAGGCTTAAGCATGTCAGGATTTAGATGGATGTTCAATAAACTAAATTCGGTTATAAATTTCTTGCGCCTTGCCAATTGCTCGGGCTATATTCGCACCGTTGCCGCAAAATCGGCAACCGGGCGTGGAAACCCGTGTAATCTGAAGGCGACACCAGACGCGCCACGCGTCTTTTTTTTTTTTGTGTCCGTGTCTTTGCACACCTATTGCTTTTACAGCGGTTTCTTTGCCGTTGTAGCTATCGAGTAATGGTGGCTCAGGCGGGGCTGACTTCGGTCAGGCCGGTATCCTTCAGAGCCGGTATTTCCACCCCCGTCTGGGCTACCACCAGTGGGCGTGGAAACTCCGGTGGTAGCGTTAACCGCTATCTGAAGGAGATTGCCGCCATGGCTTCGATCCCTACATTGTCACATCCAGAATTTACCTTTGTTTTTCTCGCAGTGCGCCGTACTGATTATGCCGCGCGTCCATTCGCTGTGCGTACTGTTGCAACCTGCGAGCGTGCTGCCCGCATGAAACTCGTTGCCGATTTTGTACTGAGCTTCGCCGCACGTATTCCGATGAACAAACTCGGGGAGGTGAGCGCATGAGTCATTTACCCATCCCTAACCACGGTTGCACCTTGACTGAAGCAGGCGAGAACCGTCTTTTACGGGCTGCGCTGGCGAGCGAGTTCCTGGCCGAAGTTCTGTCATTTCCTGCGATGAGTGGGCAGAGAACAGTTTCTGCTGAGGGAGCCGCAGCAATCATGGCCTGTATTGCAGAACAGCTGGAGGGTGTGGTGAGAGAAACCAGTACCATTAAAGGAGAAAAGCATGAACGCTAATCTCGTAGTCCATTCACCTGAGTTTCGGGCGGCATTTCTGCGTTCCTGCATTGCTGATGCCTATATTTCCCTGATGGTGCGAATTAATGGGGAGGCTGTGTATATCGAGGATGGCGAGCGTATCGAGCTTACACCTGATCGCGTGGCCATGAATATTCTTTATCACATTGAAGCGCCATGGATTAACGAATTCGGCCCGGAAGAGGGACATCGTCTGGCGTGTGACGTTCTGGAGCGAATGCTGTCACCCGGTTACATGGCTGAAAATATTCGCCTTTCCGCATTTGGTGTCTCTGAGCTACGTGAAGTGTACCGGGACATCGTTTTCGGTGCGCCCGATGGAGAAGTACCTCCGGGTTTCAGCATTACCACTGCGGGAGTCGGGGAGGTACTGCTATGAAAGTTCAGTCTGTATCTGCGGTTTCGGGGGCAGCAAACGGGCGCTGGCCACATATCCTTTCCGCGTTAGGGATTAATGTTCCTTCCGCCCGACGCCACGGTGCCTGTCCGCCTGCGGCGGAAAAGATCGCTTTCGTCTTGATGACAAAGAGGGGCGCGGAACATGGTTCTGTAATCAGTGCGGCAATGGCGATGGCCTTGATTTAGTCCGTCTGGTGACTGGACGCTCAGTGAAGGAGGTCGCGGGAATGGTCTGTGAGGTTCTGGCATTGCCTGAAGTACAGGATAAACCCGCTATGCCAGCCAGGAAAAAGACGGGGGGAAACGAGACCGGGGCAGACCGCTATCAGAAACTTAAAAAGCTGTCTCAAAACGGTGAATCAGCCTATCTGACCGGAAAGGGATTACAGGGTTACTCTTTACCGCTTCTTACTGCCACCATCAATCTGGCGGGGATGTCTTTTCCAGCCGGGTCGCTGCTGCTGCCCTTAACTGACATTACCGGGAATGTTACAGGCGGCCAGCTTATTAACTCTGATGGTGATAAAAGTCTTTTACCCGGCAGTCAGCTGTCAGGTGCTTTTATTGCCGTGGCTGATGTTCCGTCTGATGCTCCGGAACAGGTCATTATCACTGAAGGATATGCCACTGCGTTGACGGTCAGCCTCCTGGCTGACGGCTGGATCGTTGCAGCTATTGCGGCCACAAATTTGGTAAAGGTCGCTGAGCAAATCCGCATTCGATGGCCTGACACCCGGATTATCCTGGCTGGAGATAACGATCTTGTTGACGGGAAAGAGAACACTGGCCGGATATGGGCTGAAAAAGCGGCGAAAGCCGTAGATGGTTGGGTAACGCTGCCTCCGGTACGTCATAAAGCCGACTGGGATGATTATCGCCAGGAAACCGGGAAGGAAAGGGCGCGTGAAGCCTTCCGGGAGGAAATGACATTACACGGAAAAGGGCAAACCAGATTGCCGCAGGGGTTCAGGCTCACGAAAGAATATTTGTGGTACGACAAGCTGGTGAACAAATCAGATGGTGACACTGAGATCCGCAATATCAAGATTTGCAGCCCGCTGCGTGTGACAGCTATCACCAGCGATGCTGACGGCGCCGACTGCTGGAATGGGAGGACACCAACGGTATGAGCCGAAAATGGGCAATGCCGATGGAAATGCTGGGTGGTAGCGGAGAGGAACTGCGGCGCGTACTGCTGGTCAATGGGCTTTCTTATATCAATATCAACGGGATGGCCAGAGCACACCTGATGGAATACATCTCCCTGTGCAAGCCCGACAGAAAAGTGACCTGCGTAAATAAAACAGGCTGGCATGGCGGGGTTTATGTTCTTCAGGATGAAGTGATCGGCAAAGAGTCACAATCTGTCATTCTCCAGACTTCCAGTGTTCAGGGGCGTGATTTTCGTGTTACGGGCACCACGGAAGAATGGCGGGAAAATATAGGTCGCTATTGCGTCAATAATGCCCGACTGGCCTTTGCCGTAAGCCTGGCATTCGCCGCGCCGCTTTTGAAGCTGGTTGGCATAGGTGGCGGCGGTTATCACCTGAAAGGTGAATCTACAGACGGTAAAACCACGACCATGAAAGTGGCTGCTTCGGTGTGCGGTGGTACGGATTTCTGGCATACATGGCGTGCTACCGGGAACGCGCTGGAAGGAACGGCAAGCCGCCGCAATGATGCCACACTGATGCTTGATGAGATCCGGGAGGTGGATGGCAGAGAGGCGGGGAATATTGCCTACATGCTGGCAAACGGCCAGGGCAAAGCCCGCGCCCGAACTGATGGTTCGGTACGGGAAACAAACCGCTGGAATTTGTTGTTTCTATCGACGGGGGAGCTGTCACTGGTCGAGCACGCCGCCAATGCCGGAGAGCGAACTTACGCCGGGGTAGAAGTACGCATGATCCAGATCCCGAGTGATTCGGGCAAGCATGGCGTATTTGAGGAGCTGCACGGCTTTAGTGGTGGTAAAGCGCTGGCGGAGCATCTGGAACACGCCGTTATTCATTATCATGGCGCACCCTTCCGCGACTGGCTGCATTGTCTGACAGCCGATCTCCCGGAACTGACCAGCCAGGCGAAAGCGCTGCTGAAGGACTACACCCGCAGGCTGACCCCAGCGGATGCTGGAAACCAAGTTGGGCGTGCCGTTACCCGTTTTGCGCTGGTTGCTATGGCTGGAGAACTTGCCACACAAGCCGGGATAACCGGATGGCCTGAAGGTGAGGCGTTCAGGGCTGCTGAGTGTTGCCTGGCCTCATGGATGGCTGATCGAGGGCATACCGCGAACCAGGAGGATAAAACCGCACTGGAGCAGGTCAGGGATTATATGACACGTAACCAGTTCAGCCGCTTTGCTGACTGGCACGACGACAGGAACCGCCCACTGTCGATGATGGGGTTCAGGAAAGTGGACAAGGGCGACAACGTGACAGAATCCACTGTGACCTTCTACGTATTGCCATCTGGCTGGAAAGAAATTTGTAAAGGGTTCGATTCACGAAAGGTGGCCAGATTGTGTGTTGAGGCGGGCTGGCTGAAAGCCGGAGAGGACGGGAGAACGCAAAACAGCGTTCGCCTGCCAGAAATAGGGCTTAAGCGCGTTTACCAGTTTAATACGCAAGTACTGGGTAGCGCCGATCCCGAATAGTTATCGCGTGAGTCTTATTTTTATGAGGTAACACTGGTAACAGAGGTAACAGGCAGTAATGACGAGGCTTGCCACTGTTACCAGTCAGAAATATCCACTGGTAACAGTGGTAACAAAAATCAGTGTGTTACCACGCGTTACCTCTTTATTTGGCTCACTGGTAACAGATTAATTTCAATTAAATCAACGATGTTACACGTGTTACCAGTGTTACACGTTCAGAACAAGAGGGAGGGAACCAAAATCCCTTCTTCTGGCAGGCAACAGAGGTTTAGCTATGCGAGTGATGAAAATTTACTGCCCGGAGTGTATGTCTGCGGCAACGGTGAGGAAAACAAACCGAAAGCACCCCAAATTATCAGATGTGTACTGTTATTGCTCAAATGTAGAGTGTGGGCACACGTTTGTGATGAACGTTTCCTTCTCACACACGATTAGTCCCAGCGCTTTGCGCGGCCAGGGACGAATTAAAGAGCTAATGGATGCCCTGCCACCGGACGAGCGACAAAAAGCATTAGAACTCCTGATGGCAGCCAAAGAGAGTCACTGAACGGTTCGCCGGGAGTAACTAAAATTTTCCCGGCTTCGGTTCATTAAATTTCAGCTGCTTAAGAAAAAATGTCTATAAGAATCAGTTTGTTAACTTTAAAGTGTGCCGTCAGTTATCATGAAAAATCTCACCTAAAATTTTATATCCCTTTACTATCAATAGCTTAAGTCAAGTGCTTACGATTTTGGAGTAAAGCTAAACTGAAAAAAGCTGAAATTCTTTTCACTCTTTTCAGTTCTCTGCTCGCTGTAAATCCCCAGTTGTGGCGCGGTCTGGCGCTATCATTTGTAAAAAATCCCAACTGAAAAATTATTGCGATCTGAAAACCGCAGGCGGGTGCGGTGTAGTGCGATTTTGGTCGTTTTGAAGTTTTTTTTTTGTAATGAAAAGTAGTACATTTCCTGTGAGGCGTATCGTAGGTGATTCACCTGCGATCATCCATACCAAATGGGTGCAACTAATTTTGGGAGGCTTTGCCTCTAGTCTGACTAGTCTGTTTACAGGCGTTACTTATTACTACCTTCGGCGCCTCACATTAATTAGGGATTATATGATGAGCGATTTATCTGATAAAATATGGTGGACAAGAAAAGCGAAAATAAAAGCTGAGCGACGCCTACTTAATTTTGATTACTATTCTCAACTTCTTTTGCTTTGGTATTCAACTTTTCTAGTATGTTATTCTATTTATACCTTAGTAAAACCCGCTCAAAAGATAGAAGAAGCAGCGATAATGGTTTCTTTGTCAGTGCTAATTTTAGTGTTGACTCTTTTTATCAATAATATGAATTTTAAAGGCCGTGCATTATTAATTAAACAATGTTACGAGCGACTGAGTGTAATACATACCGCATCACTTTCCCCAACAAATCCTTCCGAATTAGATAAAGAATATCAAGCAGTGTTAGGTTCGTCAGAAAACCATTTAGAAAAAGATTTTGCAAAAGCCATAGTCGACGAATATTTTAATACGAATGATAAAAGCCTTTTAACGAAAAAACCTACTTTTATCCATTTCTTCATGATAGCCATACTTTTTCTTCGAAATGTAGCATCATTTTTGTTTTTGTTTCTTTTTCCTTTTATTATCTTGTTTTCATTGAGAGCAGTCTAATGAGTGCACATGATATATTTCTCAAGCATTTTCAATCATCTAATTTAAAAAGAATTTACAAAGAAGTGGTTTTGTTATCTGCGGCAACAGGTATCGATAATATGTCTCATGAAGTCTTTTGGCGCTTTCATGATCACGAAATAGAAACAATTAGAAGAAAGTGTTTAGCTGGTACTTATCGCTTTAATAAATATAAACTAAAGCTTATAAGTAAAGGTAAAGGAAAGGCGCCAAGGGAAATTTCAATACCAACAATCAGGGACCGAATCGCCTTAAGAGCTATTTGTGATTTCTTGCAAGAGGTTTATGCATTTGATTTAAATTTTGAGTTACCACAGAATATGGTGGTAAAAGTTAATAATATTATTTTGAGTAAGCAGTATGATTATTTTATGAAGTTTGATGTGGCGAATTTTTATCCGTCAATACGGCATAACAAGTTAATATCGAGACTTAGAGCAAAAATTAGAGATGAAAATATATTATCTCTAATAGGTAAAGCAATTAGCTCACCAACGGTTTCTAAGCCTAATGCAAGTGATAAAGCTAATGAATGTGGCGTACCTCAAGGATTATCAATTTCGAATATATTGGCTGCAATATACTTGATGAATATTGATAAACACTTTGCATCAAGGGATGATGTATCATACTTCCGATATGTTGATGACTTAATGATCCTTTGTCGTTCAGATAAGGCAGAATCTTTGATAGAAAGTGTTCTTGTAAAGTTCAGAAGGCTAGGACTTAAAATTTATGATCCAATTAAGAATCCTGAGAAATCTAGTATGGGTTTGTTAACCGAAAGTAAGTTTGGTTACTTAGGATATTATTTTAGCGAGGGAGGTAAGGTTTCAGCACGTGATGGATCTGTTGATAACTTACGACAATCTCTTTTATCGATTTTTACAGGTTTTAAACACTCCAGTATTAAAAGTCAAGAGTTTTTAACGTGGCGTATAAATCTGAGGATTACTGGTTGTGTATTCCAATCAAAATCAAAGGGATGGTTATACTTTTTTTCGGAAATTAACGATATAACGTTGCTTCATTCTCTAGATGATTTCATTGCTAGGCTCTGTAAACGATATAATGTTAACTTGCAATTAAAATCATTTGTAAGGGCGCACTATCAAATTAAACATAAAAAGACGCGAAACCAAATATGTTCCTAATTTTGATAAATATAATCTAGAACAAAAGGCATATGTATTAAATCATTATTTTAATAAAAGTACTGAAAACTTAACAGATGAAGAAATTGAGTATAATTTTAATAAAAGAATAGCTAAACAGGTTAAGGATATTGAAACAGATGTTAAAGATGCAGGCTACTAATATTAGTCATCATTAGCAACTCACTGTTTAAAGTCACTCTTAGATTATTTTATGGCTACGTTTTACGTAGCTTGGCAAAATTCGCACAAGTTAGCTCATGGAGCACATCTATGGTTTCGTGAAAAGAGCGAGCCAGTGGGGGCATTTACGGGGGCATATTTTTTAAGCTTTCACGATAAATGTAAATGATATCAACTGGTTATAGTTGTTGTTTGTTCCTATTATCGGCACCATTCAAATCAAGTAGTTACGCGTCATTTGTACCTTCCTTATTTTCACTATGGGACAGATTTGGGACTGAACACCCAAAAATCGAGTCTATTTGCCGCGCATGTTCGGTCAAGTGATTGGGTGCCAGATGAGCATAGCGACGAACCATTTCGATTGACTCCCATCCTCCCATCTCCTGCAACACAGAAATAGGCACTCCAGCCTGAACAAGCCAACTTGCCCACGTATGTCTCAGGTCATGAAATCGGAAATCCTCAATCCCTGCTCGTTTTAGCGCACCCCTCCATGCAGTGTTGGCATCGTAGCGCATCTTCCTCACTACAGGTGATTTGGTTCCGTCAGGCTTAGTGCTGCTTTCCTTGTAAACGAACACCCACTTGTGGTGATTTCCGATTTGCTTTTTCAGCACCCTGCAAGCAGTATCATTCAGCGCCACGCCAATGGCCTGATTAGACTTGCTCTGCTCCGGGTGAATCCACGCAACTTTTCTCTGCATGTCTATCTGCTGCCATTCCAGATTGATGATGTTCGAACGTCTTAAGCCAGTAGAAAGCGCAAACTCTACGACTGACTTAAGCGGCTCCGGGCATTCATCAATCAACCTTCTCGCCTCGTGAGGTTCAAGCCATCTGATACGCTTGTTCTTCGGTTGAGGAACTTTGACGATCGGAGCCTTATCCAGCATCTTCCATTCACGTTCTGCTGCCCTGAGCAACGCCTTAATGAATGATAGGTGAGTTGCTTTTGTGGCTACCGCTGCTGGCTTTGGTTTGTATTCTGGAGGCTTCTTCCCTTTCTTGCGACACGCCTCTTCCATGAGCTTCCAGTTCTCCTCGTGACGGCGATTTGTCATCTTCTGGATAGCAGAGTAAATCTTCGTTTCTGTAATGTACTTCAACTGCATCCCTGCAAAATGCTGTAGCCAGAATCCGATCCGGCTCTTGTCGTCGTCCAGTGACTTCTTATGAGACTTCTCCTCAAGCCACCTGACACAAGCCTCCTCAAAGGTCATTTCAGGGGTTTCTCCTAATTTACTCACCCTCCATGTTTCGGCCTTTAGCTTGTCATGAAGCTCCGTGGCCTGCCTTTTGTCCTTTGTCCCAAGAGACTGCTTAAATCTTTTGCCGTCCGGTAATGTGAAGCTGGCGTACCAGGTTTCACCTCTGCGGAATAGTGACATTTCAGTTCCTCTGTTATGCCATCACCCGCGCTCACGCCGACAGTATGCAGCGGAGACTGAAGCGCCGCAATGCAGGCTTGCCGTGTAGTGAGGTATGGGGATTTTGGTTTGGAAGGGTCTTTGCGTGTTGCCTGAAGTCGGCCTGTGCGAATCCAGTTGGTTGCGGTAGGTCTGGATATCTTGAGAAATGCACAGGCCTCATCGAGTGTGAGGCTGTGTGATTCCATGGTTACTCCGATAGCTTGAATCGCTTCTGGAATTCTTTCCTTGTTACGCAATATTCAAGATAACTTTCGTTGAATTTAATCATCGGAAAGTCAGCAAACAGGACGCGGGAGAGTCCAACCACTGTAACGATGAACTTTGAATTATCGCCATCAATATTCTGTGACTCGTAAATGCAGCCGCCTTCGATTTTGATTTCTTCGCTGTCTGACATTATCTATCCCCAATAAAAAACCGCCATTGCGGCGGTCTAGTCGATGCGGATGTGTGGAATCTTTCCTGCTGCAACATCTGCGTACAGTCTGTTTAGTTGCTCTTCTGTAACCGATCCATTTGCCCGGAGAGAATGAGACAGTTGTCGCATTGTCTCGTGGCGTCTCTTATCTGCTTCTGATCGGATAGGGCGGAAAGAGCCTGACTTTTGCACTCCGACACAATCAAGCCCATTGTAAGCCTGGCTATTTGACAGCCATGTAAAGGCGATCCCTTCAGATTTGATTAGCTCAATTCGTACTGGCTGCCATCCATCAAATTTAGTTTCATACTCACATTCACACCCCACAGGAGGCAATCCCTCACCATCCCATTCTGGCTTGCTGGCAACTAGTGCGGCTTCGTATTGCTCGCGGGTTACTTCATCATCACCAAAGTCATCTGCCCTTTGGAACTTAAAGTTACTTTGATAATTAGGACCATCAAACAGAGCCCCATCAGGATATTGCTCAAGGCGTTCAACGCCATCGGGCCACCCGCCCCTAGATGGCAATTCCTTAACCAGCAATTCAAGCAAAGTCATCATCAATCTCCTTACGCTAATTTCTTATACACGCGAGGCTCATCCACAGTAGCCGCGCGAAGTTCGTATTCGTGATGCACCGAGTAGTTGCCGTCATCCCACCTGCACCAGTATTTCGGGTGGTCACCCTCTGGCTCAATCTGGCTCTCAACCATCCCTCTGATGCCTCCAGACTTAAGCTGCACTAACGCGCCCACAGCAAATTTAGCCATTTCACACCTCACGCTGCGTCTGTGAATTCAAATAAAAAACCGGCCTGAGCCGGTTCTTTTGCCTTTCTTTCTACCCACTCCGGTATTGATGGAGGGTGGACATTTTCTATGGCTGCCGCGCAGCACAGCTGTGCGAGCTAATTTGTCTGTTATCTCAGGAAATCGTTTCTCGGTTTTTGGTACGTTAATAGCAACATTGGTAGAATCTGCGCTGGCGAATGGGTACATACCAAGCACCCTGACATCTAGCATCCTCAATCCGTGAAGCTTAACTTCCGAATTTCTATTGATGTATAGCTCGGTAAACACCTCATTCATGCGATGCTCCCACCACTTTGAACGTATATGCCTGTGAGGTCCGCAGCATCCTATTGCCACCCATTCATACCGATCTGATAGCCTTACAAGTCTTTCAATTGATTCATCAGAGTGCCAAACTGGAACGGCCTTTGAAGCAAGCCAGTGAGGCACAAGCTCTAACTGCTCATCATTCTCTTCCTCAGACCCCTCAATAACATCAGGTATAAGAAACCACTCAATGCGGCTGAACCATTTCCCTACGAAGTCATAAAACTTCTCACTTCGCCTCCCCCAATCCACGGCTATCTTTTTCTTTTTGGATTTATCCCATGCAGAAAACGCTCCGTTATCAAGCCTGATGTCACATGGAAACATCGCGACTTTCTTCATCTGTTCAGGCCTTGCAAAGGAAATAAAACGCCCCACCGTCACGGTACAGAGCCTTTATGAGCATATCTGTAGGTGAATCCTTATCACCCCAAATAGGACCTCCGTGAAAGTGGACTGTCATCATCTCTTCCTTAAAATTAATGACCAGATAAAACCTCCGCCAACCTTAGCAATGAACTGGCCGGCAATGATTCCTGGCATAAGAGAGCCGAATGCGATAAGCGGGAACGATATAGAGTCAATGGCTGAAGCAGTTATATTTGAGGCATTTGCCTTAACTGACCACGGCTTGCGAATCAATAATTGATAGACACTACCGTCACCTAGCGATGCGAGAACGAACGAGATTGAAGAGGCAATGGCTATCATCCCGCCTGCTGGATTTATGGTGTAACTGATGACTCCGGAGAGAACAGAAAGCCCAGTAACCTTTATAAATCCAATCCGTTCATGAAGAACGTCGCGAAGGATGAAGTCGAGTCCAATGAGAACGAAGGAGTTGATGATTGACCACCATGGGCCGAACACAAACACCAGGTAGTTAGCTGCGCAAATTGCTAATACATATACCAGTGCAGCCATAACAAGCCCTCTGACATGTGAATGAGTGAAGAGATAGCCGCCCATGCAATAAGAGCCATGATGACGGCTGCCACTGGGTTGAGTTGCATACGGGCTCCGGATAAAGAAAAACCCGCGATGTGCGGGTTTGTTATTTGGCTGGAGGTGAGGGGAGTGGCATCCAGTGAGTTGGCTGGCAGTAAACTCCACCTCCGTTTGGTAGGGGCGCAAAACGGAAATAACCATCCTGTTCATTGCGCTCCATGTAGCCTACCATTACTGCGGGCTTCCTGCCTATCGGTGACCTGTGCGTCATTCAGATGGGTCCAGGTCGCACAGTAGAGTACGCACAAGCATTCACTAAGGCGTTACGCACAAGCATTCACTAAGGCGTAATGAAATATGGGCGAAGAAAATAAAATCGGTCGCCCATCAGATTACTCAGAAGAGTTAGCGGAAAGCATCTGCCTGAGACTGGCGGAGGGTGAATCGCTGCGCTCCGTCTGTCGTGATGATGGGATGCCATGTAAGCAAACGGTGTTGAGATGGATTAGCCGAATCACCTGACCAGTTCCTGCGACAGGTTAACCTGATGTCTAACCAGACTGGAATCGCGTTTAAAGGCCGTGATGCTGCTTATCTGAGAGGGCTGAAGAACTATCTGGAGTCAACGAAGAGAGCGGGGCAGGCAGGGGTAACAACGCCAACCGGACAGCAGGCGATCCCGTTTATAATGGGAATTGGCACTGTAACTAACCCAGCATTATTAGGGGTTGGTGGTGGATATGGATTGCTGGCAAGGATGTATGAGAGCGAGCCAGCACGTAATGCAATGCTGCGTCTGGCAAACACCCCAAGAGGATCCACTGCTTTTGAGAAAGCGCTATCTGACGTCGAGAGAGTCGTTAACTCATTCGCTCAGGGTGCGAAGTCTGAAGCGCTAAGTGAATAGGGCGACGCCAAGACAGATACCGAAAATCAAGAATGCAAAGTTCAACCAGTCTCGTTCCATAATTCCTCCACTTTTTTAACTAATTATAACCGACCTTAACGCAACGCTGCGCAAGTTCTAGCTTGTGCGGCTTTGCTGCGCCCGGAGCACAGTAAATGTCAGATATCACCGCAAATGTTGTAGTGAGTATGCCTAGCCAGTTATTCACTCTGGCGCGTTCATTCAAAGCAGTTGCAAACGGAAAAATCTATATCGGTCAGATTGATACCGACCCAACTATACCCGCTAACCAGATTCAGGTTTACATTGAAGGTGAGGATGGGGATTTAATTCCTGTATCCCAGCCAATCTTGATCAACGCCGGTGGTTATCCAGTTTACAATGGTCAGATAACCAAGTTCGTGACGGTTAAAGGTCACTCCATGTCTGTGTATGATGCATATGGAGTCCAGCAATTTTATTTCCCGAATATTTTAGGCTATGAGCCTGACCAATTTGCAAGCACTCTTAATCTTTCATGGCTAAGGGGGATGAACGGATTTTTGGGCGGGGATGTATACCCGCCATCAATTGGCGTAAATGCAAATGTTGGAGAAATTATTCCTGCCGGCACGAGATATATCAGGCTAAATGGAGTTGTGATGATGCTTAGCGCACCATTATCATCTCCTTTAACTATTGCGAGTTATGACACAACGTCTATCAATGGTTCTGTAGAACTTTACCCTGTAACCTTTTTTCATGAGGTTAATTCAGGGTGGAAAATCGCACAGAATGACACCCAGTTACAGAGGTTGCTTGGTGTTGGTGGAAATATAATTCTGTCCTCAGAAAACTATACGCTGTCAGGCGATTTCACGGTAAATAGTGATTTAACTATTAAATCAAAATGGAAAAAAACAAAATTCACAGTCAACCAATTTTGGCTGAGAACACCATTAACAGCGTCAATCAGGCAACCATATGACATAATAATTGATGGTTCGATAGATTGGGAATTTCACAGCAATCAGATAACAATGCACCAAATCCATCATTTGCAATCATAACTGGGGGGAAATGTTTCTTAAGGGATATTTCTATGCATGGATCGTGGTACAGCAATGCAGAGTGCAACACTGGAACAGAATTCTATGCATACAACGTATATAGCTACGATGCAGGGCTAGGGAAGCAATCTGGAGGGTCAGGAGATGCAGAAACTAGGCTAGGCTCTGGCCTTGTAGTTAAAAACTTTGGTAAAGTATTTATAGATTGCTTCAGAGGCATAAACACCTACCAGTCAACCCTATTTGTCTACGCTGACATTGCAAACAGAACAAGCACCATTGATATTTCAAGGACTGAAATTAACAGCTCAGGAGGTAACGGTATCAGGGTGATGGGGTCGGATACAGATCACGTTGGTGCAACCAGGGTAGTTATAAGCAACTTCATCATCAAAAACTGTGAGTCTCATGGAATTAGGTGCAACTTTAGACTCGGTGTTATTAACACAGGTTATATTGAGTCTAGCAATGCATCTTTGGCGATAGAATATGCAAGTGATTTGCTGATATCTGATGTAGTGTCTAGCAGGTGTGCCACCGGGATACTATGTAGATATTATCCATTAGATGGCACAGATAAATTAACATTTTCCAATATCAAGATAAGCAACCCATCTGTACAGGCAATTTATTTCGCAAGAAACTCAGGTAACACTACGAACGCGTTGGGAGAAATAAGGTTCTCTGATATTGAGATAGATATCACAGACACAAACGCGAGAGCTATCGATTTTAGCGGGAAACCGACAGGTACATCAGGAAACTGTGATGTAACATTCAGTGATATCTCAATTACAGGAGCCTGGGCTGACACAAACAGGGCTTTTGTCGAGGTTACTGATTGCAGGCATATTAAATTCGCAGGTGTTACATTCCTGTCAACTCAGGGAACGCCTAGTTCATATATCAAAACAGGAGCATCAACAAGCGTCATAATGAAAGAAGTAACAGCTCTTTCGCACTTCGGCTCCTCATCTGTTGTAAGGCCATTTGAGATCTTGACAGGAACCGAAACTGTTAATATTACTGGATGCGTTATACATGTGACCAGTAATGGTAATGTTGCATATTCCAGTACCCCCACATATAGATATGAGTCGTGCAATCAATTTTTGAATAGCAGCAACAATAAAACATGGACACTGACCAACTACTCCACACAAACAAGGAGCGTAGATGCGGCAAGTAACCCTGCATTAGCAACCCTTATTGCAGATATTGCAAGCAACAATGCGATAACAAGGTAA